AACATTAGAAGCAATTGATGGTATATTACAAAAAAGTAATGGTTTTAACATAGATAAATTAATATTGTGTATTGGTAACGATGTAATGCACATTGATACACCAAGTGGCGGTAAAACTACACGTGGCACGGTTCAAGATGTTGATGGAATGTTTTTTGAGCATTTTCATATTGCAAAACGTTTATATATAAATATCATTGAAACATTAGTTTCTTTTTATCCTGATTTGCACGTTGTTTATAATAGCAGTAACCACGACTACTTGACAGGTTTTTGTTTAGCAGATACTATTGCAACATACTTTAGAAATAGTAAAAACATAACTTTTGATATTAGTTTACAACATCGTAAATATTACACCTACTTTAACTCGTTAATCGGCAGTACTCACGGAGATGGTGCTAAATGGGATTTATTACCTTTATTAATGGCAGATGAATGTAAAGAATGGAGTGAAACTAAATACAGATATATGTTTACGCATCACGTACATCATAAAATAGGTAATAAAGATTTAATCGGTTGCTCTATAGAAAGTTTCCGTAGCCCATCGCCCGCAGATAATTGGCATCACAAGCAAGGTTATACCTCTTCTAATAACCAAGCAATAGAGGGTTTTATCTTTTCTAAATACAATGGCCAAGTAGCCAGAATTACACATTTATTTTAGAATTAACATTTGGTTGTTAATAAACTTTTTGTAGTGTTTTGTAATTTGTATTATAATTATATATATATTTACATAAACATTTAAAAATTATATTATGTCACGCACAATAAATTATACAACAAGAACTTTTTATGTACCAGCAAATAAAATGGATACATTAGTTCAATTTCAAAATAAATGCAAAGAGAATGGACACAAATCTTATTCTGAAGTATTATTAAAATTAATGGAACAATACAACGAATTATGATACATTATCCGCACCCGCATAACGAACAGCACCACAATGAAAATATTAACCATTGGTGGGCTTATGAAACTAACAGATATTTACAAGATAGATTAAGAAACTTAGTAATAAGAGCTAACTGGAACAAACGTATTATCTGTAGAATACACCTTACAACAAATGATTTAGAAATTCATCAACATAGGTTTGAAGGGTTTATTACACAATTAGAAAACATTGAAAGGCAATTAAAAACAATTGCTATGCAATACAATGAACAAAGAATGAATAAATTAAAAACTATATTTACTAAAATTAAAAACTATGAAAATTAAAGAATTAGCACAAAAATATAATTTATCCAAAGATGACTTTTGGGAATTAAAAAGAGGTACACGTTCAATGTGGATTATCACACACGATGCTTGTGAAAAGATAGCAGCAAAAGAAAACATACAATTTGGCGCGCCTACAATATACAGGGATAGCAATAAAGATGTTGCTATAGTAGGAGATGCAAAACGTGGTAATAAGATTATATGGTCAACTGGTGAAGCATCACCAAACAACTGTAAAGCTCCTTATCCTTTTGCAATGGCTGAGAAACGTTTAAAAGATAGATTAGTATTAAAATTAATTAACGCTTATGAGTATGGTATTTATTCAGATTCTGAAGCAGATAACTTTAAAAAACAATGATAGAAACAAATGCAGTAGAATTAGCTACGCTTATAATGACAAGCGTGTTTGCTGGAATCGTATTTGCTATGGCAGTCGATTACTTTAATAAATAAATTAAACTATATATTATGAAAAAGAATCACTTGAGTTACTCGGCTTTATGCCAGTTTAAGAAATCTCCTAACCATTTATTAGCATACTGGAACAAAGAACTAAAAACTACAGATGCAATGCAATTTGGTACTATAATACACAAGATGTTATTAGAACCAGATACATTTACAAAAGAGTTTGCAATTTTTGAAGGTGCAAGAAGAGCTGGCAAACAATGGATTGAGTTCAAAGAACAAAACGAAGGTAAAACACTAATTAAGCAACAAGAATTAGATGATGCAAACAAGATAATTAACAATGCTATGTTACACCCTGTACTTACTGAAATGATGCAAAATAAAGTAGATACTGAAATTAAATTAGAGTGGCAACATAAAGATGTTAATTTTAAAGGTTTTGCAGACCTTTTAACAACATTTAACGGTAGAAAGTGTATAGTAGATATAAAAACTACTAATGATGCTGGAAAACGCTTTGAACGTGATTTATACTATAATGATTATAAAATGCAGTTAGCAATGTATCAAGACCAATACGATAAAGATACAGATGCTTATATTGTAGCAATAGAAACTACAACACCATTTAATGTACAGATATATAAATTAGATGATAGTTTATTATTTAAAGGTTGGATGGATTACGATTATTATACAGATAAATTTAAAGAGTGGAACGGAGAACCTCAGGGTTACTCAAGTGATATAGTAGAAGTAAAAACAGAAACAGAAGAAATACTATAAATGATAAAAAAAGAATGGCATTGGATGTCAGATTATAAACAACAAAAACAAACAAAAATGAAAACACAATTAGAATGGCCAAAAGTGTGGCCAAAAAACAATCAAACGACAATAAAAAAAACAATGGAAACACCTGAAATAAAAAAAACAACAAATTATGATGTATTTAAAATTCATACTGCAAACAGGAAGATTAATAAGAATCACGTTGACAATATAAAAAAATCAATGCAAAAAAACTTTTTAGTGACACCTATAATTGTTAATGAAAAATATGAAGTAATTGATGGTCAACATAGATTACAAGCTTGTAAAGATTTAGGGCTGCCAGTATTTTACTATGTTAAAAACAATTATAGTATTAAAGAAATGCAAAGATTAAATGCTTTTAATAAAAATTGGACTTCAAATAATTACCTTGATACAGGAGTAGCTTTAAATGACCAAGATTATATTGATTATAAAAGATTTAAAAACAAATATGGTTTTTCTCACGATATAAATATTACACTTTTGTGTGATAATACAACTCATAAAGACCACGAAAAATTCAGAGAGGGTACTTTTCAAGTAAAAAACTATGAGCTTGCTTGTAAATATGCTGATAAAATATATTTAATATCACCTTATTATGAAGGTTTTAAAAGAAGAAGATTTGTATCTGCTATTTTATTTTTAATAAAACATAAAAAAGATGTTTTTTCTATAAATGAATTTATTGGTAAATTAAAAAATAGACCGAACTCTTTACAACATTGTATAAATACAAAGCAATATCTTGAACTTATTGAGGAAATATACAATTATAGAAGAAAACTAAAAGTAAATTTAAGATTTTAATAAACAATAAAAACAAATAACAATGAATAAAAAAGAAGAAACAATATACTGCGGAAGCGGTAAAGTTATGAATGATAAATGGCTTAAAGTAACAATTAACCCTACTAAAATCGCTGATTACATACAAGAGTATAATGGCAACAAATTCATTAAACTAAATATTAATTTAAAAGATGAAGCTGATCAATATGGTAAAGATGTAAGTATTAGTGTAGATACTTGGAAACCAGATGCAGAAGCACCTAAAGCTGAGGCAAGTAATACTTCAAACGATTTACCCTTTTAAGTATTATGAAACAATCAAAAATCTTAACCGCATTGGGTTTGAGTTCGTTGGATATACAAAATATGTTAATGAACGGACTAACAATGCCAGAGATAGCAAAGAAGTATAATATTACTTATATTTCATTGGTACAGGCATTTAAAATCCAAAAGAAAGATTTTAAGTATATTGATTATATACAACCAAAAGAAGAAGTGAAGGATATAAAAAACGTATCCTTCGCTTTTGATAAACTATATACAGAAGAATCACTTAATGAAGAAGAGCTATTAGCATATTATAAATACGAACAAAAACACAAAGCGTATTATGACTGAGCAAGAAAAAACCATACTTACAATTGATTGGTTAAATAAAAAATTTAATTTATTAATACAAAAAACAACTGGTCAATTTGATTTATGGGATGCTCAAGATGATAAAAGAATTATTGAATTTAAGTTTAGAAATAAATACTATAAACAAAAATACATACAAGTAGATAAGTTTTATGCTTTATTAATGGCTGCTGAATATTATAATAAAGATGCTTATTATATTGTTGTAGATAATGAAGTTAGAATATTTAATTTAAGTGAATTAAAAAATGAATTAATTAATAGTAAAGTAGTAATTAAACAAGCTCCATATCAAACTGAATTTAAAAACAATAAAAAAATTAATAAATATTTTTATATATTAAACCAATCAAATCAAACTAATCAATTATGAAAGAATTACCATACTTTAAATTTTATCCTAACCAATGGATAACAGGATCAATATCATTTATGGATTTAGATGTTCAAGGTGCATTTATGAAAGTTTGCTGCTACTACTGGAGCAAAGAATGTAATGTTACAAGAAAACAAATTAAAACATTAATACCTAAACAATGGAGTAAATTAGTTGATGCTGAGTTGTTTAAGATAGAAGAAGAAACTATTAGCATTAAATGGTTAGATGAACAACACCAGCAACGCTTAGTTGAACACAAGCGAAATGTAAGCAACGGAAAAAAGGGGGGCTTAAGCAGGGCTAAAGCATTAAGAAAAGATAAGATAAGAAAAGATAATTACGCAAATGATAATTTATTAAAAGTAAATGATGAAGTGCAAAAACTTCTAGACCAATGATATTAGAAGATAAAGCCACAGTACCATATTTAAAAGCATTTAAAGAAGGTAGAATTAAAAAAGGCATTGGTATTGGTTGTTTATTAGATGATTACTTTCTTTATAAGAATGGCAACTTTAATATGTTTCTTGGTTTAGATAATGTTGGTAAAACTAATTTTATATTATGGTACTTAACAGCATTAAGCAAAATACACGGTAAGAAATGGTGTATCTGGTCAGGAGAAAACAATGCTGGACAACTGAAGCGTGATATAATACAAATGTGGACAGGTGAAACAATTAAAGATTTAAACGAATATTTATTTTACCACGATGAAATAAGCAAGTATTTTAAATTTATTGATAATAGAAAACTTTACAACCATAAAGAACTATTAAAGATATTTGAAGCAGAAGATTGTGATGGTTGTTTTATTGATCCATACACAGGTATAAACCACGATAGAAGAATATCACAGTTTGAAAGAAATTATCAAGTTTGTAATGATGTAAGAGAGTTCTGCAACAAGACAGGTAAAACAATGTTTATTGCAATGCATCCACAAACAGAAGCTGCACGTAGAGTTTATCCACCAGACCATCAATTAAACGGACATATACAACCACCAAGAAAAGCAGATTGCGAAGGTGGTCAAGTGTTTCCAAATAGAGTAGATAATTTTATTTGTTTACATAGATTAATTTCACACGATAAACTTTGGATGATGACAGAAGTACACGTATATAAAATAAAAGATAAAGAAACAGGTGGTAAACCTACAATGTTAGGAGAACCACTAAGATTTGATTACAATAGTGGTTTAGGATTTACTATTGGTGGTAATAACGTATTAAAAAAAAGTAAATAATGTTAGAAGTTAAATCTATAAAAAATTATGAATGTAAAGATTGGTTATTAAATAAACATTATGCTAAAAGAATGTGTAGTATATCTTATGCTTTTGGTTTATATATTGATAATGTTTTAAATGGTGTTTGCACTTTTGGTTTTCCTCCAAACTACAACTATAATAATGGAAAATGTGTTTTTAATGATTATAAATGCTTAACACTTGAGTTAAATAGATTAGTAGTAAATGATGGATTACCAAAAAACACTTTATCTTATTTTGTTTCTAAATGTTTAAAGATTTTACCTAAGCCATCTTGTGTTGTATCTTATGCTGACCAAAATCAAGGACATAATGGTTATATTTATCAAGCAACAAATTGGATTTACACAGGTGTTAGCTCACCAAAATATAAATATTTTTTTGAAGATGGTAGTTCATTTGATATTAGAAGAGGATTAAATAATAAAGGAAAAGTAGTCAATAAAATACTAATGAAGCCAACGCATAGATATTTATATTTTAATGGTAGTAAAACTGAAATAAAAAAAATGAAAAATAAATTAAAGATGAAAATATTTAAATATCCAAAAGGTTTAAATAAAAGATATGATTCAAGCTATAAACCAAATACACAAACAAGATTATTTTAAAACAAAAAAAATGAGATACACATATAAAAACATACAAGAGTTTATTAATTATAAAACTTGGAGTAATAAAAAAAAGATAGATACACTTTTAGAAATAGATTGTAGTTTGTATGCACATCTTGGAACAGATTCTTCTAAAGCAGAGAAAGAAGAAGTAAAAAGAAAAAGCATAGAAATATATAGAACTATAAAAACATTAGATAAAAAACTTGGTGATGAATTACTTTACTCAGAAGATTTAAAACAATGACAGATTTAGATTATACAATTACAAAGAACAAATTAGAAATATTACTTTTAAAAGCACAAGAAGGTTTAAAAGTAGGTAAGGTAACACAAAGCAAATTGGAGGCCGTAGAAACGCTGCAAGATAGTTTAAAATGTATGTTAGAGCTGAGGTTAATGATTGATAAAATGAAAAACAAACAAACATTATTAACAATGCAAAATGTAAAAGCATACAAAGAAACTGCTGAACTAAAGAAAAAATTTAATACATTTAAAAAATGAAAACTATATTATTAATGTTAATACTATCACACATAACCAGTTTTATCTCTGGTGCTTTAGTTGTTGTAATAATAAAAAGATATTTTGAAAAGTAAAAAGAGAACATTAAATGAATACAGACAAACTAAGGACTCTTACTATCGTAGTGATGATTCTCCTATTGAGTACAACATTGCTTTTTTGTGTAGAATATATCCTAATAATGCAGAGCTTGGAGCAATAATAAGAAAACATTTTCAGAAAATATGAGTTTAAACGCAAATCAAAAAGGTAAAAGATTCGAGTTAAAAATTGCAAAAGATTTAGCTAAAAAGTTTGATACCAATATAAGAAGAACACCTAATTCAGGCGGCCTCAGCTTTAAAGGAGATATTTTGACTACAAGTGGTATTCTATCTGAGTATAGTTGGGAGTGTAAGAACCAAGAGAAACTTAATATTTGGAAAGCATTAGAACAAAGCAAAGGAGATGCAAGAGGAACACTAAAAACACCAGTAGTAGTATTTACTAAAAACTTTGAAGATGATTATATTGCTTTAAAATACGATGATTTTGTAAATATACTTCTTGAACTTGATGAATACAGAAGTAAATAATATATTACACATCTTGGTAAGAGATGAAAAAACTTGGCTAAGTATGGCTGAGGAAATAAGCAGTAATAGTAAAATACCAGCAAAAGATTTATTACACGACTTCTACATAGCTTTACATAGTAAAATAGATAGTAAAAAAGTAAAAATTAACGATATTCTATATAACGATTCTTTAAATAAAGCGTTTATATATAAGATGATGCACAATATTTTTATTGATACAATAAGAGTTGATAAAGATTTACTAATTGATAAAGATCTAAAAAACATTATAGAAGCAGATAATACTAAGTACGTAGATATAGAGAAAGTTGTTGATGATATAGTAAATGAATTCTACTGGTTTGATAGAAAGTTATTTAACTTATATAGAAAGAAATTTCACAGTATAAGAAAACTATCTGCAGCAACTAATATATCTCACGTAGTAGTATGGAGAACAATAAACAATTGTATTAAAGAGATTAAAAAAAAAATTAATGAAAACTGAATACTTAATTAAAAAGGTTGGTGAAGAAGTAATTGATTTATTATTAGAAAAGAACGCAGCCTACGGAGATACTGCAAACAATCCATCAAATGTATTTAGTAAATTAGATTCTATTGAAGCAATTAAAGTTAGAATAGATGACAAATTATCAAGAATAAAAAACAAAGGATTAAACGACAAAACAGAAGATACATTAACTGATTTAATAGGTTACTTAGTATTATTAAAAATAGCATATATTAAAAATGAAAAGTAAAGGTTTAGGCGACACAGTAGAAAAGATAACAAAAGCCACAGGCATAAAACAAGCTACTGATTGGATATTTGACAAACTAGGTAAAGACTGTGGATGCGATACAAGAAAAGAAAAGTTAAATAAAATCTTTCCTTATAAAAATATAGAATGTTTAAACGAAGATGAATATATGTACTTAAAAGGATTCTTTGCTTTAAATAAAAACGTAGTAAACGCAAACGAACAAAGAGCATTATTAAATATACACAATAGAGTATTTAATACTAATAAAGAACAATCAAGTTGTGGTAGTTGTGTAAAAGATTTAGTTAATACTGTTAGAAGATTATATAATGAATATGAATACGAAAGAGAAAGCAAAAGCAATTGAAAGAAAGTTAATTGTATTTTTAAATAAGTACAGAACAAATACAGAACAGAAAAATGAGCAAAGCAGATTTAATACCATTCAAAAAAGGACAGTCAGGAAATCCTAAAGGTAGACCAAAAGGCAGTAAGAACAGAAGCACAATTTTAAAAGAAATAGCAGAGCTTAGAACAAAAGGCATACATCCAGTTACTGGTGAAGAAGTATGGATGACTAATGAATATAGAATGGCTATGGCTGTTATTGAAAAGGTTATACAAAAAGGTGATGCACAAGGTTTGAATATGGTGTTAGATAGTATCTATGGCAAACAAAAAGATTCTGTTGATATACATACCTCAGAAGAAGTAAACCACGATTTTAGAAATATCATTGCACGGATTAAAGCTCAATAAAAAGTATTTAGTATTAGATGAATCATTTGCTAGATACTTCATTGTAACTGGTGGTCGTGGTTCAGGTAAATCATTTGCTGTTAACTCAGTACTATTATTATTAACTTATCAAGCTGGACATACTATATTATTTACACGTTACACGCTAAGAGCAGCCAGCATTAGTATCATACCTGAGTTTATAGAAAAGTTAGAACTGCTTGGTGTTATTGACCAATTCAAAATAACAAAGGATGAAATAATAAATACAGGTAATGGTAGCAAGATAATATTTCGTGGTATTAAAACAAGTTCAGGAGACCAAACAGCAAATCTTAAATCATTAACTGGTATAACTACTTGGGTAATGGATGAAGCAGAAGAACTAAATGATGAAGATATATTTGATAAAATAGATTTAAGTGTTCGTAATAAAATACAAGAAAATAGAGTTATATTAATATTAAATCCTACAACTAAAGAACATTTTATTTATAAGAGATGGTTTGAAGATAGAGGTGTTGCTGCTGGTAGTAATATAACTAAAGAAGATACTACCTATATACACACTACATATTTAGATAACTTAGAAAACCTTTCAGAAAGCTATATTAAGCAGATTGAAACAATGAAGGTAAGAAGGCCAAACAGATACAAGCATACAATAGAAGGTGCTTGGCTGGATAAAGCTGAGGGTGTTATATTTACTGATTGGAGTATAGGAGAATTTAAGCAAGTAGGTAAAATTGTATTTGGCCAAGATTATGGTTTTAGCAATGACCCCTCAACATTAGTTAAAACAAGCATAGATAAAGAAAATAAAGTTATCTATATACAACTATGCTTCTATCAAACTAAACTAACTACAAGCGAAATATTACAACTTAATAAAAAGTTTGCAGCAGATAATTTAATAGTAGGTGATTCAGCAGAACCAAGATTAATAACAGAACTAAGTAGAGATTGTAATGTTGTGCCAGCTATTAAAGGACAAGGTAGTATTACATTTGGTATTAGTTTATTACAAGATTATGATTTAGTAATAACTGAAGATAGCACAGAATTAATTAAAGAGTTAAATAATTATTGTTGGTTAGAGAAGAAAAGCCAAACACCAGTTGATAATTTTAATCACGCTATTGATGCGCTGAGGTATGCAGTTAGCTATCAATTACAGAATCCAAACTTAGGAGAATATCACATATATTGAAGCCACGCTTAAGCCACCCTTAAGCATTTAGATAAGATAAGAAAAGATAAGATATATAATAGAAATTTTTATTATATTTGATTATAAATAATAAACAACTTTACTAAATACGTTTAGTTAAAGCTTCATTTAAAATTTATGTTTTGGTTTAAAGTAGGTAGTCGGCAGAAGAGCGTTACCTACTTTTTTTTATATTTGTATATAACGATTCACTAATTTAAACGTTTGTATATAAAATGAAGTTAACTATTAACATACCAGAAACTCTTAATGAGGTTACTTTAAAGCAATACCAAAAATGGTTAAAGATTGCTGATGGTAAAGAACTGGATTCGTTTCTACAACAAAAGATGGTAGAGATATTTTGTAATATACCACTAAAACAAGTGTTACAAATAAAAGCTACTGATATTAATAAGATCTGCCAAGAACTATCAAAGCTATTTAATACAGAACCTAAGTTTATAGATAGTTTTACAATGAATGATAAAGAATTTGGATTTATACCAAAGCTGGATGATATTTCATTTGGTGAATATGTAGATTTAGATACTTACCTTGCTGATTGGGATTTAATGAACAAAGCAATAGGTGTTTTATATAGGCCAATAACATACAAAAAGAAGAAGCAGTATTTAATAGAAGATTATGAAAGTGCTGAAAAGTACGATATGACAGAAACCACTTTAGATGTTGTATTTGGTTCGCTT